TTAGATGATAATGGAGACATAGTAGGTGGAGTAACTACAGATAAATATTATCGAGTAGAGCAATAAAAAGAATTGTAGAGGCTAGAATATACTAGTCTTTACATTAACAAGGGCTACAAGCCTCTTAAATCGCCACTAATGGCACAACTAGCAAAAGAGAAAGGTTCTAATATGCAAGAACTAATAAAAGATGATGTTAAACGTAAAAACTATCTGAGTTATTTTAAGCTTGGAGCAATCGATGCGATTATAAAAAAGAAGGTGAATAGCCTTAATATAAAAAGTTCAGCCTACTATAAAAAAGGTTGGGAGTTTGGACAAGCTATTATAGCTCAAATTCATACGAACAACTTAAACGAAGGGAGGAAGTGAATGACTAAAAAAACAGAGTGGCAAATTGAAAGAGAAGAAAACGAAGCTATAAGAAAAAAAGCAATGAAAGACTTAACTATAGATCAAGTAAGGGCAATTAAAGAAACGCATGAAGCATTGAAAAATGCTTTGAGTATGTTGTCAGAATGTAATGATCTTTATATTTCAGATGTTAGGCTATTAGATGCCTCATTTTGGGCATTGCAAAATCAATTTAACTTGGAGGATAAATAAATGAAAAACGATATGGAGATGACACTTGAAGCTGATATACATGCCTACGATCATGGATCGTTCACGTTACCATCTGGTGCAGTTATAGAATCAATAAAGGGTAAATGGGGTTGTTATCAAATAACTTTCACAGACTCTAAGAAATACCCTTCCATAGAGGTGCAATGCAACCAAGAGGTTGATGGTAAATTTCCTGAGAATGTCACAGTATATGATGATGAGCATGAAGAACACTACGAGCAAGAATGTGACACAATAGGGTAAATAATAATCAGCTAGAAGTGGGCTACGCACCATGACGAAGCGTAGCCCGTTCACTAGCAAAGGAACAAGGAGTTTATAACATGTATAAGACAATAACAAAAGAGAAATTTAAGGAAGTCAGAACCGAACTGCAATACACTCAAAGAGAACTATCCGAAATGCTAGGAGTGACTATAACGAGTATCTCACGTTATGAGAATGGAGAGCGAGCCATTAGCAGAACTATATCTCTGCTTTTGAATCGCATATATAAGAGTGAAAGATAGGAGAGTAAAATGAAGAAATTTAAAATTACAATAAACATAGCTTGGGGAGACCAACTCGCAGAAATGCGTGAGTACAAGTTTTACACTGAAGAAGAAAAAGATTCTTTTCTAAGAGGTGCTAATGAATGTATGGGTTGGGGAGACTATGCAGTTATAGCAGAAGGGCATGAGTTTAATAACATTGCAGAGTTTAAAGCTAGAAACCAATAAAAAATAGTCGTGTCTGTCTATCTATGCACTGATATAGCAGTGCATAGATATATTATAGGCACGACTATTTTTTTTATTTTAATTAACATATATTATATGCAGTATAGTGTTGCAGTATAGTACTGCAGTATATTACTGCATAGATAGAGTAGTATATTATTGCCGTATGGCAAATAGACTTAAGGCTAATTATACGAACGAGAAAAAAACTGTCAAGATAATAATTTATTGATGCTTTATGACATAGCTATAAACAAAGTTTCTAATGTCTTTCAGGTCTCTTTCAAGGGGGCTTAACTCTCTAAAATAGAACCAATAAGCTTCCAATGTTAGCTCTGTCATTCTTTGGGTAGAGCCTACAATCAAGTCTAGTTTTATCATGTGAGTAACGTACTTTTCTTTAGTTTTGTAAAACTTCGCATACTTTTTAAGTATTGCTATAGGGCTATTCTTTTTCATTGACCACCTCAAATCCAGTCATTGCATAACCCATTATGTCTTGCCATGAATCAGTATGATCTGGTGTTTCCATTAGCCTTGCCATTTTTAGAGCTATCATGCACAAAGCAACTTGCTCTGGTTCTACCTTGATGTTTAAGATCACAGACCATAGGTTAGCTATTCTAGTATGACATTCTAAAATAGAGCCATAGCTTTCACCACGATCTTGCAGCACATCTGCCGTTTTTTGCAGCAATTCAAACTTATCCATCTATAGTTTCCTCCAAGCTAGCTCTCCGAACAAAGACTGGAGTGTAGTCTCCAACGTAAGCACCAACCACATTAAAATAAAAATAGTCGGTGGCATCTTCCTCATTCATGCCATCTCTTTTCATTAGTACATCTATGCAAGTTGCATAATCGTAGACTGCGACTTCATTCTTATTGGGGCTAGGTATTGTTATGCCTATAAAGGCTTTCTCGAATCCATCAGCTAGTAACATTCATTGTCTCCCTTACTATGTAAAACCACGTTTCAATACCAACCTCGCAAACAAGATCATGTTCACCACTAAAATTCCTTGAGATAACATCTAAACTAATCACACATTTAATAGGACAATTATTAAACTTATAGATTAAAACTGGTGTTAGATTCAGTCTCAAAGCCGATTCTCTAGCTTGCGTTAGCCATGCCTGTCGATAAGCACCACCAGATTTGTAAGCTTTACATTCGATAGACCAGCCTGGAATAATTATATCAGCCTGACCTTTGGCTTGATATTGATCCAAGTTTCTTTTTGCATCATAACCTAGATGTTCCCTTATCATTGTGCAGATTTTTCTTTCAAAAGATGCACCTTTATTACGGCTGTCTGCCATTATACATTTCCTTCCATTCACGATTCCGTTCCATTGCCATTGCTTCTTGAGCTTGCTTTAGAAAATCATTCGCTTTGACTTGCCCAAGAGTTGCCAATTCTATTTTATTCATTGTATCTGGTGTTGGGAATCTTTCCGATTTAATCAACCGACAAATAGCCGATCTAGTTAGACCTGATTTGATGGCAAACTTATTCTGGTTTAGTTTATTTGACGTTATGTATTCATGTAGTTTCATAATTAGATATTATTTAGATGTTGACAGTCTGTCAATAAACATTATTAATATGTTGACAATAAAGATTACTGAGAATAACATGATACTTAATGAACTAGCAATTGGAGATAATGATGGAAAATAAAAACATATATTATTACTACGATCACACTTATGGAACAGGCGAGGAGATCGGAGACTTCGGAGAATTTCTTGATTTTATGGAGGATAGTTATGACAAGAAGAGACACTCTGTCCAAAGCTCTTTAGAAGAATTTGAAGCTTGTTGTCAGCAGAATAATGATCCAGAAGATATGCTTGAGTCCAGCCCTAAGAAAAATGTTAAGGTGTATGGAGTTAAATTGAATATAAACTTTTGTCTTGATACAAATATAATGGCTGAAATTACTAAGGGCGAAACGGAAGAGCAAGCTATTAAGAAGTTAGAGGATATAAGGGATTGGCATTACAACCAAATAGATACGGCTAATACTGAGGGCACTTTGCATGATTTATTAAAGGATTATATTTTTAAGAGAGGTTATTACTTTGACTTACATCATACTGATGTGGAATTTAGTGAAGAGAATGTCGAATGTATTGACGAGTATGTAAAGGAGTAGATGATGGCTAAAGAAACACCAGACTATAGAAAATCTTTTGGGATTATCCATGAGTCAGCGAGCAATGGCACAGCAAGTAAAGATGAGATGGTGCTAAAGCATTGGCTTAGAAAAGAACATAAGATGAGGTTCCCAATGGGAGCAAGACCTATTGCTGGGATTAATGCCCAGACAGGTGCAGATTGTGCTTTAGGATTGCACAACTATAGCCCGATAAAAGGTCAGCAAGAACCTATGGATATCAATGAAGCCGTAAGGTTTGCTTTGACTGAGTACCAAGACTACACACCTAGAAAATGGGATAACGGGAAAGATGCAGAAGAATACGAGGAGTTCCGTGAACACCTACCAGAAATGGTAAAGTATGCCGTTGAAGGATTAAAACAGTTTTTTGATGGTGTTAATAGGATCGAGGGCGAATCAATGAAGTACCATGATGAGCCTTTAATTGATGTTCCGATTATGTTATTCCAAGATTACTCTGGTGGTGGCAAACAAATCGATTTAAAATGTTCCCTACCAATGAGAAACCCACCAAAAAAAGATGGTACTAGAACGTGGAGAGTTCCTAAACCTAAGACAGAGCCAACTGCACAACAAGTTATGCAACAGGCAGTCTATTGGAAGGCTACGGGAGAAAAGCCAGCTTTATTATTTGTAACATCTGCGGGATATAACATAGTAGATGAAAGTAATTGTGAGTACTTAGAAGAAGATAATCTTCAAAAGGCTTATGATAGTATGGTACATTCTTGGTCAGTTACCCAGAATTTACTAAAGGCAAGCAATGGCTCATGGAAAACATTAGCTGGGTTAGTTCAGCCAGATATGGTGCAACTATCAGCAAGGCATGGACCAAATATAATTAAACTAGCAAAGCAACTTTGGGAGATATAAGATGTATAAGGAAGCAAAATACCCTAGTGATTTTAAAACAAATCCAAAAACCTTACGAAGAAACACCGATCCATTTACCAGCCATGAATCAGCTGAAAAAATACATACGAGCCGAATGGAAGGAATCGTATATGCAGTCATAGACAGCTTTGGAGAAACAGGGTGCATATCAGATCAAGTGCAGTATGCACTGCCAGAATATCGATACAGCACGATTACAGCTCGCTACAAGCCTCTAAAGGATAAAGGACTAGTAATGATAGACGGAAGAGTTGTCAAAGGAGAGTCAGGCAGAAATCAATTAAGAATGTGGAGTGCCAGACATTTCTTACACCAGACTATAAC